GCACCATAGTGTGCTGCATCTGTTGTATATTTCCACACGTGCCCTGCATTGTCTGTGACATGCCCTGCCCTTTGTGTGACCACCTCTATAGTCTGGGTCTGTGTACCCTTTGTGACTATCTGCAAATCTGGGTCACTGGTTGACGTGGGTATCCCTGCAAATTCACCATTCTGTGTCAGACTTGATTCTGATGACCACCAGTGGTCACTGGTGAACTTGAATGGTGCAATGAAACCACGTAGGTGTGATGGTGTTATATCTGCCATGTTAGTATGCCCCTGACCCTATTCTACGTGGGGTCATTCGTGCTACTGCACGTGTGTATCTGTCAAAATGTTTGAACGGTTGAATGATGATGGGTGCACCCATCTGCCCAGTCTGATTCTGCAAACGTCGTACACCCTCTGCACCACCCAGTGATGATACTGTAGACCTGTCTAGGACTGCTTCACCACTCAATAGATTTGCCTGTACAACATCCGGTGCACTACTGGATGAACCAACCATGCCCCCTACATCAAACTTTGGTGGTGACTGTGCCATGACTGCAGCAGTCTGTAGACCTGATGCTGCTAGAACTGCTGCTATCGTTGCACCACGTGCCACAGGTGGCAGTGCAAGTGCCTGTGCTACTGCCTTTGCAGTGCTGAATGCTATGTCTGCTACTGCAGCAGTCTGATTGAGTTTGAACTCTTTTATTTTCAGTTCTTGCACCTGTGCCTGGAATCCCTTTTCTATAGATGCTTTGTGTTCTGCAGCCTGTTGTGCAGTGATCACACCATCTTTGACCATTTTGTCTATTGCAGCCTGTTCATCATCAGCCCGTGTTCTAAACTGTTCTATCTGTTGTTCATGCGCTACAGACATCAAATCTGACAGTGCAGTGATAACATTTACAAAGTTTGACCCCACGTCTGCTACACGGTTGATTGCATCCTGTTGACTCTGTATGATTTTATCCTGTGCATCCTTTTCTGCCTTTGCACGTTTGTCTATGTCCTCTAGTCTATTCTTTTCCACCTCTGCATTTAGTGCTTCTATTTCTTTCAGTTCCTGCAGCCTGTTCTGTGCCCCTGTTTCTTCTAGGTTCTGCAGTTCTTCAGTCAGCATTAATAGTGCATTTTGTTCCTCTACAGACAGTTTCCGTACCATTGCAGCATCTATTAGTGCATCTATTTCTGATTGTATGCTGTTGATTTGTGAATCAATAGCATGACCCAGTTCTGTGATCTGCTGCACCTGTTTTGCATACTCTGGTGTCAGTCTACTAGACAGTTGTTCCTCTAGTTCTACATTCTGCAGAATGACATCTGATACTGCTTCTGTGGTTTGATTGATTGCATCCTGTACCTGTTTTGCAGCATCATTCAGTTTTTTCATTTCGTCTGCAGCACGTTTTGTTGCATCTGCAGTCTGACCCATTTTTGCAGGGGCTACTGATGCAGCAGACAGACGTTCAAACTTTGCCACCTCATCAGTGGCACGTGTAAATGTACTGCCTAGATTTGTATATGCAGTATCTAGTTCACGTGCATTGTCTTGCAGTATTACCTGTGCTTTGTCTACCTCACCTGTCATTGCTAAAAATGCAGCCTGTCCCAGTATGAAAATGTTTTCAAATGACTGACCCACTACTGCCATGACATCTTTAGTGATAGACCCTAGAAATATGACTGATTTGGTGGCAAACTCTATACCCATATTCAGACTGTTTTTACCTGCAACAGATTCAAATACTGACTGCATAGTACCCATTGCCACAGTTCCAAACTCTGCCATTTTTCTCTGGAATGTTGCCATTGATGCTACTGCATCCTGTTCTACACTCACACCGAACTGTGTAGCCAGTTCTGTCATACTCTCTAGATTGTCAAGTGCACCAGACTGAATCAGACTAGCACCACCAGACCGACCAAACAAAATCATAGCCTTTGCATTTCGTTCTGTGGTGTTTTCAAGTTGCCCCAGTGACTTCACTGCTTCATTGAATACCGTGTCTGCATCACGTAGGTTACCATCTGCATCTGCAACATCTACACCTAGTGATTTGAATGCATCTGCAGTCAGTTTACTACCCATATTTGCAGAGTCCATAGCACTCTGGAACTTAATCAGACCACCCTCTAAGTTTCCAAATGCAAGCCCAGAACCCTCTGCTGCTAGTCGTAGACCTGCAAGTGTGTCTACTGCTATCCCAGATTTTGCAGATGCATCTACCAGTTCATTTGTCAGGTCTGCCATTTTCTGACCAAATGCTACTGCTGCTGCACCTGTTGCTGCTACTGCTGCACCCACTGCTGCAAATGATTTGCCCAGTTTCTTCATTTTTGCACTGATAGACCTACTGGTCTTTGCAGCAGATTTATCCATTTTATCAAAGTTTTTACCCAGTTCCTTCGCAGCCTTTGATGCCTGTGCATCTGTGATATTGGGTATGTTCTTTAGATTCTTTTCTAGGTTCTGTGTGGATGCCGTGAATGCTATATTTACCGACTTGTTAACGTCTGCCATTTTTCACCTCTGATACACTACACCATATCACAATGCAGACTATACAGGTGAACACACACCATGAATACAGACGTGCATTCAAATGTCTGACAACCTCTGTCATTTTGCTGCCTTGATACGTTTGACTGTGGCATCTGCAATCTGTTGCAGCACCTTTTGTACACTTTTCTGTGCAGGTGACCATAGAACCACATCTGCAAGCCGTTTGCCCTGTCTGATGTTTGTCCTGGACTCTCTACCTACTCTGATTGCATATGCATATGGTGCAGTGTTCTCTACAAATGCTTCTATGGTGTGGGGTGGTATGATTCTGATACCAGTTTTGTGCATGAACCTTGACCCCTGTGATTCACCATATTTAGGCTGTCTGACTAGCCACTGTTTTTCACTGTCCTGTGCTAGTTTCTTTGTAGTGTCCTCTAAAACCTTTACTACAATAGAATCTGCAGACCTGATGATGTCTAGGTACATGTCACGGGCTGCACCTGTGATCTCTATTGACCCTTTTCCTTTACCGTATCGCAGTGTCGTCATTTGCTTGTTTCCATTTTTTGATTCTGTCTAGTTTTGCCTGTGTATTCTTTGTGTCTGCATCCTTCTTTGATTCATGGCACATCATGTAGTCTACATACAAACGTGCCTGCAAATCAGAACCCAGATTTGAATACCAGTCTGGGTCACGTCCCCAGAACCTAGAAATAGCAAATGCATGCCGTTCTACATGTCCTGCTCTGGTGGTTCTATAAAAACTTCAGTTTCTGCAACCTCTACTGATGATGGTAGTGCCTGTGCCATGAGTGATATACACTGCATACCAGATTCTAGAATCTGACCTACTGGTACATCTGCACCTAGTAAAACATCTAGACATTTTGACCCATAGTCTACTGTGTTTGTCACGTGTCTCTGTTTGGGCAAACGATGGTCAGATGCACACAAACAGATTGCAATGGCACACAGTCTACCAGTCACTGACCTGTTCTGGTCATCAGACCACTGTGATATGATGTCAAAACAGGTAGACAGTGATGGTATGGTGCATTCAAGGTCACCAAATGTATTTAATGTGATTTTCATATAGACCCCCTTAAGTCAATGAAGTATCAGATGTTAGGTTTGTGCGTATGCTACACCTGCGTAGCACTCACCACTGATTTCAATAGTGTTACCATCTGCAGATTCAGACAAGTTTGTAACCTCTAACAAACATTTGCTGTATGTAGCCGTGTATGTTTTACCTGACCCCACTGCACTGGTGTCACATTTGAACTCTACAGACTGCAGGAACTGTTCAAAACCATCACCACCTGTTGATGACAGGGGTACTGCATTGTGAAAACCTCTATTATAGATTCGGTCTAGCAAGTTGTCACCAGTGGTGTCTGTGAGTGAACGCATGTGTACACTGAAACTGAATGTAATTATAGGTGAATCGCCCTCTCTCAGTCCGACTATCGCACCTCTATCACGGATGACTACACGGTCTGCTAGTGGTTCTGATGAACTGAAGTCGCCTACTTCAAATGCTACTACATACGATGCTGCAGCACCGTCTGTTATTGTGATAGTACCGTCCCTGCGTGTACCGACTACTAAACTCTCTGCCATGATAAACCTCTGTTATGTGAGTTGAATGTAATGTAAAACTGAAAATGATAGTGTGAGCGTACACCATTCACCTGAGTCTGCTAGTTCATTGTCTAGACCTGTGAATCTGATTTGCAGACTGTCATGCAGTGGTGTACTTCTGTTTGTGATGATTTCTATGACTTGTTCTGCAGCATCTAGTGCATTGTCATATGAATCTATCTGGTCTTTTGGTCTGATTCTGAATGCAAACCTGACTGACATCTGTGTATCTGTCATGATACCATCTGACCTACGCTGCCTGTCATCCTCTCTACTGGTGACAGTACCCACACCCACACTAAAACGTTTGTGGGCTATCGTATTTGGTGAACGTCCATACCCATCAAATGGGTTACGTGATTCATCAAAACCTGACAGGGTAGTGACTGCAGATGCAAACCTTTTTCTGATTGTTGATAGAGATACTGCAGACATCTAGTACCGCCTGTACCATGTAGGTGGTGCAGATGTGTAGATCACACCCAGTGATGCACGTCTGTGGTTCTCATTGTCTGCTCTACCATCTTGATTCATGTCATAGGTAAACTTCAGACGTTTGAAATCAAACTCCATCTCTTTTCTATGGGTACGGGCTAGATCAAGGTATCTACCCTCACCTAGACCACTAGAGTCCATATCCTTAAAAATCAGATAGAACGTCAGATTTTTATGGGCTGCACGTAGTGACTGGGGTGACATAATCAAGTATTCAATGTTGCCCAAATCACGGATACGTTGTATGAGTTGTACCCATGCTTCATCAATATAGGTCTGATATGAACTGCCTAGACTACTGGGTCTGATTGTTGACAGGTCACTGTACTCTGCTTCTAAATCTAAATCACTGATGACAGGATACAGGGCAGACAAACAGATAGCACTGGGTTTTTTGAATGTGTGGGTGACCCCATCTATAATCAGTTCCCAGAACTGCATGTACCCATCTGACAAACGTAGGGTAGCAGGCAGTTCTGCAGGACTGATAGAGTAGGTAGCAACATTTGCAACCACAGACACAGCAGTACGGGCTATGACATCATTGCCCTCTGGGTCTACCAGTTTGAAATAGGCAGAGGTAGGTGACTGCAGTGCATTGTCTCTATAGACAGGTAGGTCTACAGTGCATGCTCTGTTTCGTTCCAGTACCTCATGTATTCTGATTCTGGGGCTGTATAGACGTTCTGTACCCACGTGTCACCTGTTATTTGTTATCTACATTCAAAATCAAATACCATGCAGTAGCATCACTGACCAACATGGCAAACTCATTTGGTGCTAGGTTCACCTTTTCTACTGCTTGATTGTTTTGTACACTCAGATTATTTGTACCACCTACATTCACAATACAGTAGACACGTCCATCCTTTTCTGCAGGTAAAATGACATTTTCATCACTACCACCACAGTCAATCACCTGGAACAGTGAATCTTTATCTGTCAATGTAATACCATCAGAAATAGTACGAACCTCTACACCACCTGCTAGCAATAGTGGACGTGGGATCTTGAAAAATGGTTTGCCGTTATAAGCCATGTGTCACCTCTAGTGTGTTTTGTTATTTTGACCTGTTGTCAATGCGTTGTGCACGTTTGACAACCTCTGCACGTACTGCATCACGTGATACATTGTGACCAGACTGTTTTTCCTGTTTGTATAGTCGTTCTGTCACTCTGTCTACCTGTTCTTTGCTAGGCATCTGTTCACCCCTTTTTGCTACGTGATTTGGTTGTCTTTGCTTTTGTTTCTGGTGGGTCATCATTGACTGCATGAATAGCATCGTATGCTGACTGCATGAGTTTTTTCATTTCATACAGTTCATCCAGTTCTTTTTTAACCTCTGGTATGTGTTGGAACTTCAGTTTACGGTCTATTTTACGATCTAGTAGATGCTGTTTTGACAGAACTACCTCTACCTCTGGTGGGGCTATCACACCCATCTCTACCAGTGACAGTCTGAACTCATTGAATGCAGCAGTGTCTGTATTCCAGTATACCTTGTTACCTATCTGTTTTGGTATGTCCCACTTCAGTCTGTAGTGGTATCCACCGTGCTTTGTTTCGTACCGTGCAATGTATCCGAACTCTCTATCAATGACAGTCTGCCCATTTTCCATCAGTTTCATTCTTGCTATCGTACTGTCTGCACCCTGTGGTGTACTCTCTACACCATTGACCCCTGCAATCTCATGTAACTGTCCAAACTGGGGCAACCATACCCACGTGTCACCCATCTGTGTCAGTTCCCATGCAAATGGTGAATGTAATAGATAAAATGGGGCATTGGGCATCACGTTCAAAAGTGGTGCAGTTTCCTGTCTAGTGCCTGTCCATGATGTAGGTGTAAATGTTGTACTCATAACTTTTTCCCTTTGTATGAATGTTGTTTGTGTTTTGTGTGACTACACACCATGACCCCGTAGGGTCATGGGTGCAGGGTACAAAGGGATTAAGACCCAGTGCACCCATGAAACCTTTTAGGCATCAGTCACGATTTTGACGATACGTGCATCCTCTGTCAAGGCAGCACCACAGTACAAATGACCCATTACCTCTGTCAATCCGGCAGACTCATCCCTCTGGAAGGCCACTACAACAGGTGTACCTGCAGGTCGGATCTCAACACCTGCACCTGCAAGTGGTCGTGGTGTACCTACTGCATAGGCTACTGCACCACGTGACATCATTGCACCGATTTTGTTACCAGTTGCTTCTTGGACGTATGATGATTTGAAAATCTCTACACCACCAAAACGACCTGCATAACCTTGCCCCTTTGCTTCTAGCATATCTTCAGTAGCAGGACTGAATGCTAGTGCATTGTTTGATTCACTACGTAGTGAATCACGTAGGTCTGAAAGTTGTTGTGGGTGCAATACACAGTAGAACTGTCCATCATTGTTTTCTGACTCTAACTGGAACATAGCATCATAGAAGTCATCAACAGACATGTCTACACCAGATGTACCTACACTGTTAGATGCACTTGAAAATGTAGCAGCGATGATAGCACTGATACGTGCTTCAGCAGACATTGCCATTTTTGCAGCGATACTGAACGGGTCGATGTCCAAACCTAGTCCGGTCATGGCTGCAAGGTCTGTGATGTCATAGCGCAGTGCAGAACGTCCTACAGTGATGTCTGCAGTAGATGGTGTTAAAGTGGCAGCAGTTACATCTGCATTTTCAGCAGCAGCAGCAAATGGTGTAGCAGCACCCCAGTTTGCATATCGCATGCGCATCACTTTTGAACCGATGCCTGCAACGTCACCTGCAAAGAGTAAAGCACCAGAGTTACGGATAGACGCGGTATCAGCGAGGATTGCGCGTACTTCATTTTCAATCATGGCAGCCAGTCGTAGGTTACCCAAATCTGAATAAGTAGTCATTTTTTTATACCTGTGGATAGTATTTTTAATAGTGTGAATCTGTACGGACTATTGCACTGTTAACGGTTGTGAACCTATCCGATGTCTGACCATCTCCATACTGCAGTGCAGTCATGTAGTCTGTGTGTATTCTATCTCAAAATGTGTTAGTATTTGCTACAATGACACATACTGTCATTCAAACCACACACAAAGGGTCAAACATGTCTACCTACGACTACACAAACACAAATGCCTACCCCAGAATAGAGACTGTAGAGAGTGTCACCACGTCTGCAGTACAAATCACACTACCACGTGACTGCACATCTGTCAGTTTTGGTTCTGTTGCTGCACTGCACTGGTCAAACACAGGTTCTGCAGGGGATTCTATGGGGTCTACTTCATCAGGTGCAGACATCACTTCATATGCATTTGTCCCTGCTAACAACATGTTCAATCTACCTATGGAACAGGGCAAACAGTCAAATAGAAATCTACTGGTAGTGACACAGTCTGGGACTGCAGACCTGCACATCTGTATCATCAAAACTAAATAAAAGAACCCCTACGTGATGGGGATACACATAGGGGTTCTAGGGTGTGAAGGATTGAGTGTTTACAAAGACACTGCAATGTCAATACCAGTCAAACCTACCAGTGATTTCACAGTGATGACTGATGATGATGTGTAGACCTTTTCAAGTTGTACATCATTACCACTTGAATCCATTGCAGTCACCTGTACCAAACGTTCACCCAGATTGTGAGTCAAGTTCAATGCAGTGTTTGCAGTCAATGACTGATTTGCAAATGATTTACGGATACTGGACAGGGCTACCAGTACCTGACCACCTGATACTGTTGCAAGGTTACCTGCAGCAGGGTCTGCAGTGATTGCTGCCTGTGCTCTCGCTGTGGTAAAGTACAGGGCAGAACTGTGCTCTGATACGTTCTGGGTCGTGGCATTTAATGAGATTACACCTGCATTGTAATCAATACCAGTACCACCTGACAAACGTGCATCTACACGGGCATTTGTGAAGTAAAGGGCAGAACTGTGCTCTGACACCATTGAGGTATCTGCATTCAAACTGTAGACACCATCTGCATATGACAGACCAGTACCACTATCGAACTCTGCAAACACTGCTGATGCAGGCAAACTGAATGCACCTGTACCACTGTTGTATGTCAACAGTTGTACATCTGGTGAACTGACAGATGCAAGTGAAATAGAACTACGTACACGGGCTGCAGTGTGGTAGAGGTTAGAACTGTGCTCTGACACGTTCTGGGTGGTGGCATTCAATGAGATTTCACCAGATGCATAGTCAATACCAGTACCACCTGACAAATGTGCATCTACACGGGCTGTAGTGAAAAACTTATTGTTAGACCCCTCAGTGATTTGGTCAGACGTGGCATTCAAACTGAACTGACCATTAGAATAGGCTAGACCAGTACCTGCACTGAAAAATGCTTTTATCTCTGCTTGATCTGCAGTGAATGCACCAGTAGAAGCATCATAGTCAATACCTGCAGATGCAGACAGTTTTGAACGAATCTGGGCATCAGATAAACCACTGTTGACTAGATCAAAATCATTTGCATTGCCTGCAGTCCCACCGTTATGGATGTAGGCTTCTGTAGGTGATGGGGTGGTCAAAAAGACGATGTCACCTTCTTGAAAGTTGCTGCCTGTGTAGACATTTGAAATGAATGCAGCCAGGTCTGCCTGTGAACTGTTGACTGTGACTGATGTGATGGTCAGTGGGTCAATCTTCAGTTTATTGATACCACCCTCTGCAACGACTGATGCAAAGTTTGCACTGTCAGAATGGATTGCATTAATTACATTTCCATGCAAGTACCCACGTGTGATCAAATGCTGATCATCAGATACTGTACCTTTTTGTTTTACGATGCCTTCAAATGTTACTTCAGGGGCTAGAAATCTTTGTGCCATGTTTAGAACCTCTATGTGTGATTAAAATCTGTGACTGGGCTGCAGTCACCTGTAATATATCACCCCAGTTTCTGTTGTCTGAAATGTGACAGTGAATGTCAGATTATTATTGTAGGTCACGTCACCATAGACCTGTGACCCACCTATCTCAATCCAGACTGCAGGTCTGTACCCTAGACCATGTGTCACTACAATACTGGTTTGATTTGTGAAGTCATGACGTGATGGGACACCTGCACCATCACTGAATAGAAATGTAGACATGACAACCTCTAGAACTTAAATGGTGAATCTGATTTGCCTGTCTGACTGTAGTATGCCTGTCTGATTGCATCCCTATTCTGACTGTAGAATGCAGGGTCTGTTGCACGTTTCAAAATGTCATTTGGTACAGGTGCACCTGTTTGTGCTGCTACACCATTGTTTGATGAAGGGGCTACAGGTGGTGGGGTCTGCATTTGGGTCTGTGGCATCTGCATCTGTGGTTGCATTTGGGTCTGTGGCATCTGCTGCTGCATCTGTGGTTGTGCAGCCTGTTCTGTCTGCTCTGATGCCTGTGGTGCTGATATGAAGGGGCGCAGCACTGCAGGGGCTGTGTCTGGATTCTGATGGATGGTCTGCATCCAGTCTGACAGGGGCTGCTGATCCTTTTTGTTTCTGCCTTGCATCTCACGTTCATATGCCCATTCTACTGCATCCCGTACCCCGTTGTCTGTGATACCGTATTGACTGATAACAGTGTGACGTTCATATCGACTGTTTGCAGTGGTGAGTTCACCACGTAGTGATTCTACCTGCTGTGTCAGATTGTCTACTAGACCTACCTTTGCAGATGCTTCATCCAGTTTAGACTGGTATTCTGATAGACGTGATTCTGCAGTAGTGAGTTTTTCACTGTATTTTGCAATCCTCTGTCTGACTATTTCGTCTACATGTGATTTTGCTATGTACTCTACACCCTCATGTGTGATTGTATTGGACATTGTTTTCCCTTTGTGTGTGTGGTTAGAATGTTAGATTGTCATTTTGTATTTTGAGTAGTTCACGTTTTGCATCTGTGTCATCAAAATCAGGGTGCAATATTTTCATGGCATCTACCTTTGAGATCAAACCAGATGCCAACAGTGCTAGCATGTTTTCACGCTGCTCTTTTGATTCCTGTGGGCTTAACGGTATTGCATGGTATTCTACTCTGTACCCTGTTTCTGGGTATGATGTGTTCATGTATCTGTTTGAAATCTTTGCACTGATTTCAAGTGTCTCTACATCTGCACGTCTGAATGCCGGTGCATATTTTCTCTGTGACTCACGTAGACTAGATCGACTGATAGCAATGGCATACCCACTACGTGGGTCACCAGACATTTTCTGCACGTCTGCAGGGTTGATACCCATGTATGTACTGATTCTACGTTCATACACTGTGATAGATTCTAGCATCTGCCCTACATCACCACCTGCCTGATACTGACCTATCTGGGGCTGCTGACCTGCTTGCAAATCTGGGTCAGGGGTGAACACTAGAATAGATGCAGGGTCTGATGCAATAGCCTGTCTACGTGCCTCTATATTGTTGTCAAATGTATCTAGACCTGCAAGTGTAGCCCCCATCAGATAGCGTTGTGGGTGTGAACAGTCCCTGCAGAGGTGCAAAAAATATGTGTATAGCACTGCTGCATTTAATGCCCCCATCACTACTTCACGGTTGGCATATGCATCAAACAGATGACCATGTATCTCTGAATGGTACAGACTGTATGGTAGAAATGGTGCACCTGCACTATCTCTGTAGGGATATGCAGCACCTGTCATAGACTGCCCCAGATACTTTTGTGTCACATCATCAGCCCGTTCACCATTCTGATTCACTGTGTAGATTTCATAGACCGGGTTCTGTGGATCTTTGATTGACAGATGGTCTACTGTCCATTCATGTTTGTTACATTCATGACAGAAACGTAGGCGCATTTCTTTTATGGTGTGGGGTCTAGATGGGTCACCTGCAGATGCTTCTGCATCTACCATGTCTACTGTCACAATACGATACAACAGACCCTGACCATCATCTGTCATGTCTACACGTATAAAACATTCATTCATGCCCAGTGTGTAATACTGTACCTTCTGCATCATAGACCATAGACCTGCAGCATTTACATGCCCTTCACGTCCCACCAGACCCTCTGCAGACTGTCCTGTAGATTCTGTGACACTGATTGTAGGTGGTTCTACATAAAGACCACACAGAGCATCTACAGATGCTTTGAATATATTTGATGACATATCAGGCACACCCCATGCAGCCTGTCTAGACTCTGGTATGTGTTGACTGATTTCATCGATTAAGTCCTGCAACCACTGACCACAGAGCATTCTACGACGTAGCCCACTGTGTTCTATCCTTCTTTGTGTAGCCTGATTTGGTTGCATAGGCATTGCAGGTATTTGTGTGTCTTTGTACATTGTTTTCACCTACTGATTTTGGATTGTTTTGGTGCTCTGTATTGATGGTCAATGATTCCCATTGTAGCATATCTCAGACCATCTATGCAGTGTTTCCATTCACTCATGACATCCATACCACCATTTGACTTCATTGCCCAATATTTGAGTGATTTGATGGTACGTTCTGCACGTGGAAAAATTTGGAATCTACCTGCACACATCAGTTCATGCAATGCGCTGCACCCATAGTAGACACTGTATCTAGGTTTGTAGGCAGTTCTGATTCTGAATGGTAGTTTACCTTTTGGGTAGTGTAGCACGTGGGCAAATGCTGCCAT